AACCCGGGACCAAACTCACCGACGTTAAGCTCAGCCTCGACCAACCAAAATACATCCTGATCGTCGGCTATGACGAGTTCTCCGACCGCCGCAGCGAGCTGGCCAACCATCTGCGCTCGCGGCGGTTCGACCTGCTGATTTTGGACGAGGCGCACTACCTGAAAAACCCCAGCAACCGCACCTTGACGATCTACGGCCATAAGGGCTCCAGCACCGGGGTGCAGGCCAGCGCCAGCAAGGTGATCCTCTTAACCGGAACGCCGACCCCCAACCACGCCGGCGAGCTGTGGCAGCACTATCGGACGTTTTGGCCCGGCGCTTTGCGCGCCCACAACAACCGGGCGTTAAGCCAGGCCGAGTTCGAGGACCGCTTTTGTCGGTTTCGAGATATACCCCCCTTCGGGCGCCAGGTGACCGGCTCCAAGAACCAGACGATCCTCAGAGAAAGCCTCCGGGACAAGATCCTGCGGCGTCGTAAGGACGAGGTCCTGACCGAGCTGCCGCCCTTGGTGTTGCAGGACATCCCACTGACGGGCGGTCCCCTCAACAACTGGATCGTTCGGGTCAGCCCCGAGGTCCGGGCGATCGCCGCCAAACTCAACTACGCCTTCGAGCACGCCGGCGACGACGAGCTCTTAAAAACCCTGCGCAACCCCGACAGCGCGGTCGCCACCGTGCGCCGCGAGCTGGGTCTGATGAAGGTCGCGTCGAGCATCCTTTGGGTCCAGGAACGCCTGGCCTCGGTCGACAAGATTTTGCTCTTTGCCTGGCACCGCGATGTCATCGCCGGGCTGGAGCGCGGCCTCAAAGAGTTCGCCCCCGTGGTGGTGACCGGCAACAGCACGCCCAACGCCAGGGCCTTGGCCGTGCAGGATTTCCAGTCCGACCCCGGGACCCGCGTCTTTATCGGCCAGATCCTCGCGGCCGGGACCGCAGTGACCCTGACCGCCGCCAACGAGGTGGCGATCGTCGAGGCGTCCTGGGTCCCCGGCGAGAACGTCCAGGCGATCGCCCGGGCGCACCGCTTGGGCCAGCGCGACATGGTCCTGGCCTCTTTCCTTTATCTGCCCGGCACCCTCGACGAGCGGATCATGCGGGTCTTTCGCCGCAAGGCGGCCGAGATCGGCGAACTTCAAGGAGATGATAATGCAGATGCAGATCAACGTGACGGTCGACCTGGGGACCGCCGCCGGGCAAGCTGAGTTCCGGAAGCTCTTCGGGTACATGCTTTTACCCACTCTTGCCCCGGGCGAGCGGCTGCCGGATACGACCCCTCTGCCGTCCGAGCGGCCGATGCCGCTGCCGCCGGCTAACCCTTCCTCGATCCCGGACGACCCCGACCGGGCTGCGGCTGCCAAAGCCGGCCGCCAGGAAGCCGCGGCGAAGGCCCGCGCCGCCAAGGCCGCCAAGGCTGCCGGCAACGGCCAGGCCGACGACAGCGGCGCGGATCTGAGCGGCCCCGAAGGGGCCAACGGCCAGGACCAGGCAGTCGAGGATGAGCTCGGCCTGATGGACCCCAACATGAGCCCGGCCGAAGCCAAGGAGGCGGGCCTCGCCCTGGTGCGGGAAGCCTACGCCGCCGGCAAGGTGGCCCAGGTGAAGGCGCTGCAGAAGGCTTGGGGGATCGCGAAGTTCTACGACATCCCCAACGACAAGGGGCACGAGTTTTTCGCCGCGGTGATGAAGCTGGCGCACGAGACCGGGCTGCGGAAATGACTATCGACGACTTTTTGCGCTTGGTGGGGCCAATTTATGCCGAGCTGTTGTATGACGCCATGCTGGAGTGGCGGGAACACGGTCTTAACTACAAACCGAAACCGAAAGAACTGGTTACAGAAGCCGTGCAGCAAGCCCTTGATCTGTACAGTGCTGCTGCAGCTGCTGTTCGGTTGTACGAGGGGGACGAGGACGATTGATGACCGAGCACTCGCTCCTGGGGGCGTCGAGCGCTTATCGCTGGCTCAACTGCCCGGGGTCTTTCCGGCTTAGCCAGACCGCGCCGCACCGGCCATCCTCGATCTACGCCGCGACCGGGACCCTGGCGCACGAGATGATCGAAGAGGCGGTTCGCAACGACACCCTGACTGCCAATAGAAAGATGCTGGGGCAAGAGGTCGCCTGTGACGGTCAAAGCGTGACCATTGATCAGGACCTGATCGATGGTGTCAACGTGATGCTCGATTATCTTCGCCTGCAGCGGATGCTCAAAGGGTGGTACTGGGACAACGTCGAGTTCCGTGTGTCGCTGGATGGATATTTCACTTCGCCTCTTCCGGTCCCCGTTTTTGGGACGGTGGACGCAGCCATCGTGCGCGATTTCGTGAACCTGGAGGTGATCGACTACAAAAACGGTGCCGGTATTACCGTCAGCGCGGTCGAAAACCCGCAGCTAATGTTCTACGCAGCCGGTGTCTTGAAAGCGCTGCCTGATGGCGGCGGTAACGGTCTTTGGACCCCAAAACCGGAGCGCATAGAGCGCGTCAAACTCACCATCGTGCAGCCGCACGCCCAAGGAGTGTCACCTATAAGATCCTGGGAGATCGATGTCGTCGATCTCTTGATGTGGGTGGATGACGTTTTGGTCCCGGGTGTCGAAGCCTGCGCCCAACCCGACGCGCCCCTGGTCCCGGGCACCTGGTGCCGGTTCTGCCCGGTGTCGCATGCTTGTCCCAAGCTGATGGCCGACGCCCTTGAGATGGCAAAGGCCGAGTTCGATGACTACCGGGTGCCGGATGACACCGACGAACTGGCCCGCGCCCTCGACGCCGCCGAGCGTGCCGAGCTGTGGATCACGCGGATACGCGAGTTCGCGATCGGCCAGTTAGAGCACCAGATCCGTATCCCGGGCTGGGGCCTGGTCCCGACCCGACCGACCCGCAAGTGGCTCGCCCCCGACACCGACATCGCGCACCGGCTATCGGATCTCGGCGCCAGCCACGATGAGATCTGGGAAACGAGAGTTCGCTCCCCGGCCCAGATTGAGCGGCAGCTGCACCGGACCCGCAAGGGGCGGCTGATCTGGGACCAGGCCGCCGTGATGATCGAGGCCCGGTCCTCGGGGCTCAAGCTGGGTCGCGACAACCACACCGACGCCGGAGAGGACTTCCTCGATGAGTAGCCAGCTCAATATGTTTTCGGTCTCCCCGATGATCGTGGTTCAGTTCGATCTGGAACGGCTTCTTATCAAGCTAGAGGAACGGCGCCGGGTTCTTACTCGAAAAGAGCTGGACGAGGCGATCCTCGACTTGAAGCACATTATCGACTTCGTCCTGCCGAAAGCCTCGGCATGAAGACCGCCGCCTCGATCTGCGCCGATGCCGTCGCCCTGGTTGGTGGTGACCGTCAGGTCACGCACGGGGACAAGACGATCAACTTCCAAAACACTGCCGACCTGTGGAACGCGATCCTGCAAGCGAAAGCTCGCAGACGTGGATGGACTACCAGATCGTTTGTTGAAGCCCTCGACGCGCTCGATGTCGCCAACATGCTGGAAGCCTTCAAGATCGCCCGCCGGTACAGCGGGTCCCACAACATCGACGATTACGTCGACGGGGCCGGTTACGCCGGCTGCGCCGGTGAGATTGCCGAAAAACTTAACTCGAAGGAGACCTAGTGCCATGTCTGCCAGTGTCCGCACCCCGATCGGTATCCTGTCCTTCCCCAACCTGTTCTCGCCGCGGCCCCGGGCGCCCGGCGGCGACCCGGTCTACCAGTGCTCGATCCTGTTTAATACCGACGCCCAGAAGGACCCGGCCTACGACGCCCTGAAGCGGGCCGTGCGCGAAGAGATCGACGACAAGTGCGGCGCCGGCAAATCGCGGGACGCACAGTTTATGGCGGGGCTGCGCTCGCCGTTTCGGCCGACCAGCGAGAAGCAATACAGCGGCTACGACATCCCGGGCGGCATCTTTATCTCGCCCTGGACAAAGTCCAAGCCGGGCCTGGTTGACGCGGTGCGCAACGAGATCATGGTCCCGGAGGACATCTGGGCGGGCCAGCTGGTGCGCGCCACCGTGTCGCCCTTCTACTACAACACCAGCGGCAACCGCGGCGTGTCGTTCGCGCTCAACAACCTTCAGGTCTGCCGCACCGATGGCCCCCGGCTCGACGGGCGCAAGAAAGCCGTCGATGAGTTCGACGATTACAACGGCCCCGGCGCCGCGGTAATGGTCGATGACGAAGTCCCGTTTTAGCCCGGAACACGATCTCTTCTGGCTGCTCCTGCTGGCACTAAGTTTTGTGTTGGCAGGCAGCCTGGAGTTCTAGGGAAGACAACATGGAAATAACTAATTTCCTTGATGAGTTTCTTGACTCGTTGAGCCTAGAAGATAAGCGCTATGCGGCTCATCATGCTCTGGTAGTGCTTATCGCGTGTCACATTCGGTATGAGATAGGCGACGACAAAGACCGTAGTGGCCCGGAAGATGCCGCTGAGATAATTGCTGAAAAGTTTATCAAGGAAATTTTGGATGGAGCTGCATGGCATTGGCGCGAAGTCTTTTAGCGTAAATGCGTCTCGTTCTTGACCTTGAGACTACCTCGACTGCCGATCTGCGCAAGACGGGCTCGCATGCTTACGCCGAGCACCCCGACACCAAGGTCACGGTCTTGTGCTACGCCCTCGACAACGGCCCGGTCGAGACTTGGCTCTGCGGCCCGCCGCCCAAACTTTTTGTAGACGCGGTTCGTGCCGGTGCCACGGTCGTCGCGCATAACTATCTTTTCGAGCACAACGTTTATTTCAACAAGCTGGTCCCGCAGGGCTGGCCGGTGGTCCCTTTGTCCCAGTGGTCCTGCACGATGGCCCGCGCCTTGGTGGCGGGATACCCGGCGAGCCTGGACCTGGTCGGCCGGGCCTTGGGGCTCACCCAGCAGAAGGACCATGCGTCCCGGGATCTGATGCTGCGGTTTGCCCGGCCGCGAAGCCTCTCGCCCACCATCACCTGGTGGCATGAAACCGACCCGGTGAGATTTCAAAAACTGGTCGATTATTGCAAACAGGACGTGCTGGCCGAGCGCGAGCTCGATCGCCGGGTCCCGGAGCTCTCCCCCCGCGAACGCCAGGTGTTCGAGGCCGACCACCGGATCAACCAAAAGGGCATTGGCGTCGATCACCACCTCGTCGCCGAGCTGGCGGCATTGATGGACACCGCTCACACCCGGCTGACCCATGACATTGTGCGGCTGACCAACGGCCAGGTGCGCAGTCTTAATCAGGTGGCACAGCTGCGAGACTGGCTCAAATTTCAGGGCGCCGAGCTGCCTGATCTACGACGCGCTACCGTCCAGGCAGCTCTCGCCGATCAAACCCTCTCCAGACCCGCTAGGATCGCGCTACAGGCCAGGTTGGATGCCTCCCGGTCCTCTACCGCCAAACTCACCGCCATCGCCTCAGCGCGCTCCCACGACGGCCGGCTGCGGGGCACGTTCCAGTATTATGGGGCAGCCAGGACCGGCCGCTGGGCCGGGCGCCGGCTGCAACCCCAGAACCTGTTCCGCGGCAGTATCCGGGATGTGCCGGCGGCGCTGCGGGCGATCCGCGCCGGCGCCACCCCGGAAGACCTGGAGATGCTGTTCGAGGACAGCGCGCTGGGAGTGGTAGCCAGCTGCCTGCGCTCGACCATCATGGCCGGTCCCTTGGCAAGGTTGGCGATCGCCGACTTCAGCCAGATCGAGGCGCGGGTATTGGCCTGGCTCGCCGGCCAGCAGGACACCCTCGATGTCTTTCGCCGCGGCGAGGACATCTACATCGCAACCGCGAACAAGATCGGGTCGACCAGCCGGCTTCTCGGCAAGGTCTTGACGCTCGCCTGCGGGTTCGGGATGGGGCACGAGAAGTTTCGGGCAACATCCCTGACCTATGGGCTGGTCCTGGACGAGGGCGAGGCAGAGCGCGCCGTGACCGCGTGGCGCGGGCTCAATAACCGGATCGTCAACTACTGGTGGGAGAGCCACAAGGCCCTGATACGGGTCCTGCATTACGGTCCGGGCGCCTCCGAGACCATCGGCGTCTGCGCCTTTATCCACCGTCCAGGTGCCATCCTGGCTCGCCTCCCAAGTGGGCGGCACCTGGTCTACCGGCACCCCAGGATCGAACTCAACGAACGGGGCTACGAAGAGTTCACCTACATGGGCTCCTTGGGCGGCAACTGGACCCGGTTGCGCGCCTGGCCCGGCAAGATCGTCGAAAACCTCACCCAGGCGGTGGCCCGCGACGTGATGGTCGAGGCGATGCTCAAGCTGAAAGACCTGCCCCTGATCGCGACGATCCATGACGAGCTGATCGCCGAGGTCGACGAGGACGCGGCCGATCAGACCCTCGCCCGCATGCTTGCAGCGATGCGGCTGACCCCGGCCTGGGCGCCCGGTTTGCTGGTCGACGCTGCGGGTTTTGTCGTGAAGCGATACCAAAAAGGCTAAATCGCTTGTCGGCCGGTGTTTGCCGGGCTGCAAACCCCCAGGTGTTCAAAGGTGTTCAAATGGTGTGCGAGATGATGCGTACCTGGACCTGTATCTTCTGCGGTTATACCAATCCCTGGCTCAGCGTGGTTTGCAGCCGTTGCCGCCGTTGGCCCCAACGTAGGGCTGCGGCCGTGCTGCTGTTGGCGCCGGCTCGTTGCCGGCCGAGCCCGCATGATCACAGCAGTAGGCGACACCACTGCCACCGCATGTCACGCACGGCAGCCTTACCAACCGGGTACCACGCACGGGCTGGGCCAATCTTCCAAGTCCGCCCACGCCGGTGCCGTGGCAATCAGGGCAGATCATGCGTCACGTCCTTTTGCGAGCATCTGGTCGACCTCGGCGTCGCTTGGCTCGATCAGCTGTTTCACGGCGTCCATGTGCATCACCAGCAGCATGGTGCGCATCCGATCCTGCTCCACCGGATCAGGCGATCTATGCCCGGCGATCCACAGCGAGGTGAGGTCTGCCAGCACGGCTCCTTGGACCGCCGGGCTCTGCCCGGCAAGGTGCCGCTTGATCATCGCCACCAGCGTCCGCACGGTTCTAGCATCGCGGTCAGACTGATCCATCATCCGTACCTCCTGATCTCCTCGACGAGATTAAATTTCAGCTCGGGGAGGAGCTGTTCCCAGCGCGCCCTCAGCTCTGCTGCAGGGTCAGGAGGAGGCCCCTCGGCCCTTAGCTTTTCCCGGGGTTGGCCCGACCTTAACCGGATGGCGTGACCGTGAAAATGGTATCTGATTACTGCAAAGTGTGCAAATCGGCCACTTTTCTGCCCAACAACGGCCTACAACGGCCTACAAAGTGCAGGACAAAAGTGGCCTAAGTAGTTGAAATTGCTTGTGTATTGTGACTACAAACCCGTTCCTTCCGGAGGACAGGGGTCGGTCAAAATTACACTCATAACCATTTGATATAACACAGATATTTTTGTTAGCTTTTTGTGCTGATGTGCAATTTGCACACCTCTAAATGGTTTTGTCCCGTTTTTGTCGTGTGCATTGATTTTATTAGATTTTATTTTCAACGACTTCAAGGCCGGTGTTGGCCGGTTGTCGGGTGTTTTGCTTGATAAGCTAGGCTTACTATCTCGCTTATTGTCGGGCGGATTTCTTGGGTTCCGGCGCCGGCTGACCGCGGAACGGCGCGGTGGATTTCAGGTACTCGTAGGCGCCGTATGCCCCGGCCGCGATGCCTGCAGCGGTCTTGACCTGCGGCGACAGCGAGCTGATCAGCGGCCCGAGGTAGCGCATCGAGGGGATCGCGACATCGTCGACGAGGCCCAGCACCGGCCCCGCCGCCGCGCCGAGACCGCTGCCCCCGGAGGATTGTTTGCCGGGGGCAGCACCACCGGCGCCGCTGTCCATGCTGGGCAGCCCGCCCATGCCGCCCATCCCCGGCAGCTCGCCAGGTTCTCCGGCGCCGGCGGGCTCCGGCCGGGTGACGCCTTTGGGTCCCGCCAGAAACGTCGCGACCCGGTTGGAAGCCCCGGGCGAGGTCACGGTCTGTAGTAAGATCCCGGCTCCGATCCGGCCGATCGGCCCCGCCGCCGCGCTGACCGCGCTCAACCCATAAGCAGCAAGCGGCACCCCGACGAGGTTGAAGAGCCCCCTGGCCTGGTTGTAGGCCGCGGTATTGGTGTTGCTGTCGCTGGTGCCGAGGATCGGCTGCAGGACCTTTTGCAGATTGCCCAGGTAAGTGTTGATCGAGGCGCCGTGCATCAGCGCGGAGAGATCGCTGTCGTATTTCAGGTGGCTGAACACCTGCAGGATCGGGTCGAGCACCCCGTTGAGCCCGGAGCGGGAGAACGCCAGATCCTTGAGATACGTCCCCAGATCGCCGTCCTGGCTGTGCTGGTCCCACTGGTCCGGGGCCATGATGTATTGCCGCACGATGGTGGTCAGGAGGCTGGTGGCGAACACCGCCGTCGCGGCGCCAACCGTGGAAGCCAAGGCGCCGGGGTGGGCGGCGAGACCGGCGAGAGCGCCTCTGACCTGGCCGGCGCCGGCTGCCATCGCCTCGCCCCGGGCGCGGGTAAAGTTGTGGATCAGCCGCTCGCCGGCCGGGTTGAGCACGTTCTTCTGCAGGCTGTAGTTGAAGGACATCAGCTGGTAGGCCAGGCCCAGGATCGGCTTGCCGGTCAGCATCGATCGGTCGACCTTGTGCGGGTCCTGGATGATCCGGTCTGTGAGGCGCCTGACCGCCAGCGAGTAGGCGTCGCCAAACCGGTGGGTCGACAGCAGATCCGAGGTCGGCAGCTTGCCCTGCTGATCCACCATAAACTGGGAGAAATCTTTGTGGATCTCGTCCGGCAGTCCCAGTTCCCGCAGCCAGCGGGCTGCGTCCTCGCGCCCGTGGACGGCGCCCTTGTCGGTGCCGGTGTCGAGGATGTGCTGCGCCAACTTGCCGACAAACCAGTTGCTGCTGGCCACCGTCGCCGCCCGCTGGGCGTTGGTGACCTGGGTCAGAAATGTCGCCCGGTAGAAGTTGGAGAGCAGCCGGCCCATCCGGGGCTGGTCGTTCACGTCGACCCCCTGGCGGGACAGCATGACGCTGTCGTGCTGCGGCGAGCTGATGACGTTGAGAAACTCGGCGAGCGCCGTGCGGTCCCGCGCGTCGGCGGTACGCATCAAGTGCCCGAAGGTGGACCCCAGATTTTTGAACGCCAGCTTCATCTCGCCGGTCGCCAGCCCGGCCATCGCCGGCTCGGTCAGCGAGGACCACACCGCGCGTTCCATCATGGCCAGGGTGCCCATGCCCTGGACGACGTTGTGGGCGCTTTGGCCGAAACGCGCCCAGGAGCCAAGCTGCTGGCGCCCGGTGACATCGGCCACCAGTTCCATGAACTTCGAGGTGTCGTCGCCGCTCATACCGTCGATACGGTTGAGTTTTTCGGTCGCCTCGGTGATGCGCTCGTTATTGGCCCCGAACAGCTCGGCGTGCGCCGCCCGCCTGGCCACCGAGTGCAGGTAGCCGGGGATCGCCACCATCGGGTCGGTGTGCATGTAGGGGGCCATGATCTGGTCGGCTTCCGGCGGCAGCACCCGGGCCTGCAGGAACTTGCCGCCCGGTGCCCCGGTGTCGAAATCCGCGAGGCCCCCGCCGGTCAGGTTGGCGTGCCAGCTGGCGGCGTTGATCTCGGCGATGTGGCCGCGCAGGCTGTCGTGAGCGTCGATCGCGAGTTGCTTAGCATCGATCCTGAGCTGCCCCAGTTCCCCGATCTCGGCCGGGGTAGGGTTGGGGTTCGCCTCGATCTCGCGCTGCCGGGCCAGATTGTTCCGCAGTTCGTTCATCGTCGCCGGCAGGTTTGGGTCGGCACTCAGGGCGTTGGTTTTGATCTGCCGGCTCTCGCTCGGCATCGTCGTCCATTTCTCCAACAATGCCTGCGGGTCGGAGCCTGGGCTCCCTAGTTCCTGGTCGAACATCAACGAGTAGAGCTTGTGCGCTGCGTTGCGGAACCCGGCCGGGTCGGCAGCGGCCCGGTAGCGGTCGTAAATCCGGGGATAGAAGCCGTTCTTGGCGTAGCCGATGTCGAGCTCGGCATCGCGCGCCCGGTCCCAGACCCCATCGAGCAGCTGGCGCACGTTGCCGGTTAGCGCCTGGATGTTGGCCGGGATCGGGGTCCCGTCAGGCATCCGGGTGTCGCCGGTGACCAGCCCGTGCCGCAGCATCAAGCCCTGCTCGGTGGTCATCGCCTCGTAGTTACCCAGCCGGGGCTGGGCGATCGACGACAGGGCCAGTTTGAAACCGGCGTCTTCCAGCATGTTGCCGAACTGCCGGGTCCAGCCGCGGCCGGTGTCGCGCACCTTCTCCTCGAAGTTCTCCGGGGTGTAGCGCCCGGAGCCGGGCGCGGTGGCGAGGCTGTCGAGGATCGGCTGCAGGATCGCCCTCGCCTCGGGCGGGGCTCGCGCGATGATCACCTTCATCATCGAGCCGTAGGAGTAGAGTGCCGCCCGCCCGTAATCCTTGGTCCTGTCGGCCCAGCGTTGCCCCGGTAACGGCGGCGGCCGGTTGGGGTCGGTGAGCTTGAGCTCGTCCAGGAGGCGCCCGCTGAAATTACGGTAGGAGTTGATCTCGCGCTTGACGAGCCCGGGCAGCCCGGTCATCCCGGCGCTGGCTGCCGCCGGTGCGGTGATCGACCAGTAGTGCGGGTCGGAAATGCTGTAGTTCGAGATCGTCGCCGGCGGCTTTTTCTGATCGAGGATGCTCTCGGCCTGCATCGCTTTGTGCAGGTCGTCGAACGCCGAAAAGATCGCGGTACGCTCTTGCTCTTTGGGGTAAGCCATCCGCAGCTGGCGATCGACCGTATTGGTATAGGCTTCATCCGGCATCACGAAGCCACGCGGGTCGACCCCGGAAGCCCGCGCCTTGTCGGACATATAGGCTTCGTGCGCCCGGGCCAGCATCTCGTAGACGCTGGGGTAGTAGTTGCCGCCCGGTTTGAGAGCGGCGGCTTCGCGCCGGAAATCGCTGGCATGGATGCGCAGTTTCAAGCCGCCGGCTTCCAGGAGGTCCAACTGGTCCTGGGCAGCGAGGGCCTTCTTGGTCGGGTTTCCGGCGCGGTCGACCTTGTGGGCGTCCACCGTCAGCGACAGGTGTCGGGCGGCTAACGCTGCATCCTCGTAGAACATCGTGTTTATGAGTTTGGCCATCGCGGCTTGGACGTTGTCGGTGACATCGAGCCCGCTGTCCCGGCCGTACTGGGTCAGGAGCTTGTTCATGTCGCGCGGGTTGCCGGTGAACCGCTCGGCCAGAAGGTGGTCGATCGCGTGGGTCCACTCGTGCCCAAAGCTGTTGGCGCCGCCCATGACGTGGATCACGCCGGAGTGCTCGTAGGCGCCGTAATAGTTGGCCTTTCCCGTGGGCTCGATTACCAGGCGCAGGGCGCCGTTGAGCGAGGCAGCCTCCGGCGGCAAGCCCAGGACCGCCATCGCGTCGTGGGTCGCCCGGGTCATGTCCAGCATCGCATCGCGCGAGGTCTTCTGGTCGACCCGGCTGGGGGCTTCGCCGCGGGCACCGACCACCTCGACGCTGGAGAACCCAAACTTCTTCTCCATGTGGCGGGACAGGATCTGAACCTGCTTCTCGATCGGAAGGCTGGTCGCGGTATCCGGGTTGTAGCCGGCCTCGCGGAAGACATCCCGGAAGACGCTGGTCCCGTCGTTGAACTTGTAGTCGAGGAAATCCGGCTCGCGGCCGACCTTGGGCGGCCCTGAGAAGGGTTGCTTCACCCCGCCGCGCCGGTCCTCGGCCAGGGCCTGGTCGGCCAAGGGCTCGGGTGCGCGGGCCTTTTCCAGGGCGGCCTCGCGCCGGGCGATTTGCTGGTTGATGGTGTTGAGCTTGCGCTCTTCGGCCGGGGTGCGAACCTTGTTGGTCAGCGCGTCGCGGGTGGCTTGGAGCTTGGTGAGTGTGGGGTCGGCTTTCACAGGCGCCGGAGTTTCGGCGCGGGGACCAGTGGTCCCGGCTTCTTCCCGTGGTCCCGGGACCACAGCCTGGTCTTCGACGGGAGCCGGAGCTTCCTGCCTGGCCCGATACGCTGCGTTGTCGCGTGCCTCGGCCAGCTTCTGCGCCCGCGCAACCTGGCGGTACTCCTGGTTCCAGGCCCGCAAGGCTTCCCGTGCGGCAGCGACCTGTTCCGGTGGAGCGGTGTCCGGGTTGCGCCACAACTTGTCGATCGGCCGGGGCTTGTTGTCCCGCAGCTCGGCCAGCCGGCGGACATACTCTGTGGCCGGGATGTTCGGGTCGAGCTTTCGGTAATTTTCAGGCGCGCGGGCCGGAGCCTCCCGAGTGACAGGCGCCGCAGTCTCAGGGTAGGGCGCGTTCTGCCTGGCCTGTGCGTCGGCGGTCGCCGCCTCGGGGGTGGCACCTTTGCCGACCACCTCGCCGGCCTCGTTCTTGGCGACGTGCTGGCCCGGGACCGTGTGGTCCGGCTCGGTGGTGAGGCGGGCTACCGGCGCCGTTTCGGCGGCGGGGGCTTCCGGGGCCGCGCGGACCGGCGGTTCGGCACCCACCGCTGGCCGCGGCTCGCCGGCGGGTAGGGTGGGCTGTGCAACGGGTTCGCCGGCTCGTGCTGCTTGAGTATCGCCCGGGCGCTCGCCAAGATCAGTTCCCAGCCGAGGACCCCCCGGTACTTCTCCGGGTCCTGGGACCACTCCTGGAGCACCTCCCTCGCCCACAGTAGCTGGCTCTCCGGGTCTTCCGGCGGCGGCACCAGGTCGGTCAACGGGTTCACCTATAACCGGTTCAGGAGGACGAGGCGATGGCGGGGGAACGGGCTCAACTGGACGAACTTCTGGACCGCCTGGTTGGCCAGGTAGAGCGGTTTCTGGTGGCCGCGGACCCGGACCCGCTGGAAGCGTTTCGGGCGGTAATGGAGTTGGACGTTCTGTTGGCCGTACTGCGACAGCCGGCAGCGGCTCCCCTTGAGCTGCCGGTAGAACAGGTGGAAGAGGCCGGGATGCGGCTGGCGCAGCTGCAGCTGCGGCTATATCAGATGGCTGGGAACGAACCGGCTCGACACTAGGGACGACTGTCTGCGCGTATGGATCGCCTGCAGGAGGCGGCGGCGCTGCCGTAACCACCGGCTGTTCCGGCGGGAACGCCGGCTGCTCTGCCGGGACGCCGGCACGCTCGGTGGTGAACTCCTGCCCAACGATTGGCGCCGGCGCCAGGCGTTCGCGCGCCACCCGGTCGATAACGGCTGGTGGAAGCGGCGGGATGTCCGGGACCTGCGGCCGGGTCGCCTCGATCGCCCGGGTGCCGAGATGGTGCCCTAACCCAAAGCCGAGACCGCTGACGACATCGTGGCTGAACCCGGTGGCCAGCTCACCGGCGCTCGGCAACGGCTCGCCCATCACCGCCGGCACCCCGACCCGGGTAGCCGCACCCGCCGCAGGCATCCCTACAAACGACTGGTAGAGCAACCGCCCGACCAGGCCCTTGAAGGGTGTCAGCGCAAACAGGGGCGCCGTGGCTGCGGTGATCGAGCCGGTGTTTACCGCCTTGTCGACCGCGTAGTTCACCGCCTCGTCGTGGGACATGCCCTGCTGGCGCGCCGCTTGGTAAGACGGCCCCAGCGCCTCGACCGCGGCGGGAAGCCCCATACCGAGACCGCTGCCGGCGATCACCCCGAGGGGACCAGCCGGAGCGCCCAGCATCCCGCCGGCGATCCCGCCGCCCATTACCACCGGCGAGCCGCCGAGACCGTAGGTCAGCTGGTTAAGCCAGGTGCGGTGCTCGGGCTGCGGCGGGGGGTTCGGATCGGGAGTGAGGGCCTGCCCGGTGAAGACGCGCGCATAGTTGTGCATCGTGTCCCGAAAACCGGGACCAAACGCCGTGCCCTCGCCGGTGTCCGGCGCCGGTGGCTGGACCTGGCCCGGCGGGACCGGGATCGGCAGGCCCAGCCATTGTCGGGGATCGATCGGGGCAGTGGGTGCCGCCGGGCCGTTGACCAAGGGCGCCATCGGCAGACCGCTCATCGGATCGGTAAAGGCCGGCGGTTCCGCTGCCGCGGGGGCAGGCGGCGCCACGATGTTCCCCAGGCTCTCGGCCCCGGGGGCGCCGGTGGTCGGGGTATAGATCGACGATAGCGAGGTCTGCGCGGTCGGTGTCGGGTCGAGATCGAGGACCGGCAGCGTGCTGGGCGCCGCGGTTGCCGGGGCTGGGTCGAGATCGAGGACCGGTAACGTGCTCGGCGAGGCCGATGCTGGCGGCGCTACCGGGTCGAGATCGAGGACCGGCAGGGTGTCGAGCGGCATCAACCGATCCTGCGGGCCAGCGGGATCGGACCGCCGACATTGGTGTATTGCGGCGCACCCAGGATCGTCGAAGGCGGCTGCGCCGCGGGTTGGCCGGCTTTTACCGCCTGGGCGAAGGCGTCACCTAGCGAGGTGGGGGCGTTGAAACCGCTGGCAGCCCCCAGAGGTCCGCTTTGGGTTTGCTGCAGCGCCAGCGACGCCAGCGCGGCCTGACGGGCAGGATCGGGGGCATCCGGCGGCGGGGCCTGCGGCACCGCGAGACCCGACTTGAACTGCGGGTCGCCGGTCTCGGCGTAGACCGGGGCGGCATCAGTGCCGCCGCCAAAATCCGGGGCGGCGTTCGGTACGGCAACTTTGGTGAGCGCCCCGCCTGGGGTCAACTGGCGGATCTCAAAGTGCATGTCATCGGGGTTCTTCCAGGTGCCGCCCCAGGTCATGCCGTATTTGTCGGCCAACGATAGCGCGACATCCCGCGGGATCTTGCCTCGGCCACCGCGGGGGTTCTCGTCCCAGTTCACGTCGATCGCCCGCCCGAAAGCATGCTCGGACGGTGTTTGGGTGCCAGCGATATAGCGCGAGTTGAACCCGCCCGAAGTCTTCGGATTGAGGGCGTACCCACCGGCTTCCAAGTCGTTCACCAGGCCCTGGAACGCCGCCTGGTGCGCCTTGGCGACCGAGAAGCGCGCCCCGCCGGGGGTGGTGATCGTAACCAGTTCCGGGGCTCTCGGGAGAGCAGCCATCGGTCAGCTCCTAGCCCGGGAAGATGTAGCCGCCGCGAACGACGACAGGTTTGCCGCCGATCGTTGCAGGACCGTCCGGCGTGCCGGGGCGAGCCGCGCCGATTGCTCCGGCGGGAGCACCCGCAGCCGGTGCCGCCGGTGCTGCCGCAGCGGGGCCTCCTGGGGGTCTGCCGGTTACCAGCGGCGCTGGTCCCCGCGGTTGGGGTCCGGTCGGGCCACCTGGTGCGACCGCGTTGCTTAGCCGCCGCATCATAATGCGCGGGACCGGTTGACCTTCCTTGATGGGCTTCCCGGCCTCGTCGAGCAGATCGACCCGGAAATGCTGCACCTGTTGTGGACCGTCTTTTGTCAGAACGGTCTTGTTGATGGTCTTGTCGTCGGAGATCCACCCCGTGGTGCGGCCCTGGGCCGGGTTGATGCGCTTCTCTTCGATCAACTGCTTGATCGCCTTGTTGGCCGAGGTGACCTGGTTGCCCCTGGTCTCCGGATCGTACCGGTAATACTGATCCGTCAGGTCGCTCAGAACGGCGCCCAGCGCCGGCGAGGAACCCGCCGGCATCTTGTTCGTCCACCACGGTTCTTTGACAAACTCGCCGGCCGGGACCGGCAAGTGGTTGGCCAGCTGATTGTCGAGCAGTCGCTGCTCGCGGTTGGTCTCCTCGGCCGTCACCGGCTTGGGGGTCGTTGTCGCAGCAAACTGCAACACCTTGTCGCGGATCTGCTGGGCCTGATCCGGCGGCGCGTTGGCCGAGGCAGAAGCCGCCAGCGAGTTCCACCCTTCCAGGGTTGTGGGAGGGGCGGTCCAGCCGTTCTGCCGGGCTTCCTCGACCGTGCCTGGGATCATTTGGGTCGGGTTCTTCGGGTCGATCCAGTTGTGGACCGCGCCCAGCTGGGTCTGGCGGATGTCCTCAGTGCCCTGCTGGTAGAGCGGCGTGCCCGGTTGCGCCGGCTGGCCTGGCGCTCCTGGCACCGGTTGCTGGGCGCGTCCGGTCGGCATGCTGTAGGTCGCGGTCCCGGGACCACCCGGCTGCACCGTGATCGGAGTGGTCCCGGTTTTAACGGCATCCGGGCTAAAGCTCGGGGTCCCGCCAATGCCCTGCAGCTGGGAGAGCGGTCGCAGCACGGTGGCGCCCGTATTTGGGTCAGTGACCACTGCCTGCAGATCCATCCCTTTGCGCCCGGTCTCGCCGGCCTCGCGGATCTTGGCCGCGCCGATGGTGGCGCCCGCGGCGATCTCGTGTCCCTTGACGGTCGCGGCGGCGGCAATGTCGGCGTCGAGCGGTCCCGCTTGGCCGGTGCCAGCCAGCATCTGCTTATACTGCGGTAGCCCAATGATCCCCTTCGAGTACAGCTCATAGGCAAGAGCTTGCCCGCCCCCCGCCAGCGTGGCGGCATCAATACCGGCGAGCGCCCCCGCACCGTGCATCGCCATCAACCCCGGCAACGTCATCCCCGGCGGCACCGGCGCCACTGAGCCGTTCGATGTCGCCGGGCCGGCCTGCTTTGGGCCGCCATTGGGATCGGTAGTGCTGCCCGGGTTCAGTACCCCTGATACCGGGTCGTTGGTCGGCACCTGGCCGTTCGAGGTGGTCGTGTTCGGCGCCGGGGGCGATACCGCTGAAGGCGGCGAGGCTGGTGGCGGTGTGCCTTGCGTGTAGGGCGCAACCGCTGCGGGGACCATGTCCGCAGCCTGCCCGGGCGTCATGTTGGTGACTGCGGCAGCAAGACTGGCCGCGGGGGCGCCTGCCATCGGCAGGTTAGCAGGCGGGGCCGCGATCGGCGCGGCGCCGGGCACGTTCCCTGGCTGCTGAAAGGTCAGTGGTCCCGGCTGCGGCCCGCCTTGGGTCATCATCCCGTAACGGTTTCGCCAGTTCTGCTGGTCGATAATCTTGTTGCTTTCCAGCTGCCCTTTGCGCGCCTCGGTCCCGTAGTAGTAGCCCCGCGCCGCCAAGCTCGGGTCGGGGAAAAGCGACTGGCTCAAGGTCTTGAGGTTCTGGTCCCAGTCTTCGTAGCCGGTCTTCATAGGGTGAACCCCTTATGTCGGAAGCAACACGGCGTTGCCCCCGGTCCTGAGTGCTGCATCCTGCGAGTTCCCGAAGATCGGGCCTTGGCTGCCGAAGGTGCCGCCGGTGCCGAAGATCCCGGAGAGGGGGCTACCGCCACCGTAATACTGGCCGGCGCCGTAGAGCCCCAGTTGCCCGACGCCCTGGATGACCTTCCCCTGGCTCGCCTGGGCCTCCAGGTTGGCCGAGGTCTGCGCCAGCTTGTTCTTGGTGATCTGGTCGGCGTTGGCTTGCTGCAGGTTCGCCAGAGAGGTGGCGTTGCCGTAGCTCAAGCCCGCCGCGTCGAGCGCGTTCTGGCCGCGAGACTGCAGAAGAAGGTCCTGCGCCTGGCCCTCCCCGGTGGCCGCCTGGTAGCCCACCTTGCTCGGCAGGAGCCGGGTGGCGCTGCCCGATTTCAGGAGCTCCTCGGCCTGTTGCGCCGGCATGATGCCGTACTTGGCGTCGGCGATCGCCAGGTTGATCGCGTTCGAGGGCGCCGCGTAGGACCCGGCGCGGGCGATCCGGCTGCCATAATCGCGGATATTGGTAGCGGCCTCCGCGGTGCGCCGGGCCAAGGCGCCTTGGTTGACCGGGTCGCGCCCGACCGCGTCGGGACTGGTGGCATCCGGGCTCGGCGGCAGGTTCTCTTTGAGTAAGGCCGCGGCTTGCGCCTGCCGCTGGGCCTGCGCCTGGTCGAGCGCCTGCGGGTTGGTCTGGGTCAGCAGGTCTTGCGCCGCAACATCGCCGGTGGCGCGCAGGCGCTCGGCTTGGGCGTTCTGGGCGTTGATGGTGTCCTGGTAGTCCTGCAGCGACTTCATCTGCGCGTCGCGCATACTCATCGCAGCTTGATTACGCGCCTGGATGGTCTCCTGGCTGGCCGCGGTCTGCGCCGCGGTCTGGGCCACCCCGGCCTGCATGCGCTGGGTGAAACCCTGGTTCTGCGCCAGCTGGGTTTGCTGGTTGGCGCTGGCGATCGCCTGCGCCTGCTTTTGCTGCGCCTGGGCGCCCATTGCGGTGCCAGCGAGCGAGGCGGCGGTGCCGACCGCGGTGGCGATAGCCGCCGAGACTGGATCGCACATCGGGCCTACCTCGTGCTGCTTCTATTGGGGTCGGTCCCGGAAAGCCCCTTCTGGAACTGCCCCATGATCTGCCCCGATTGCAGACCGCCGAGGAAGTTGCCGCCGGCACCGAGGACCCCTGAGAAGATCGATCCAAGGGTGCTGACCGTGGGGACCGCCTGCAGCGACGACGCGACATCGCCGGCCGAGGTGGCGATCGGCGAGACCGCGTTGCGCTGGGTCTGCAGCGAGGTGTTCACGTCCTCGATGGTGCTGCCGGCGATCGGTGACCCGATGCTCTCGGCAGACGCCACCTGGTTGGCCAGGTTGGCCCGGGAGTTGGCGACATCGGTGCGCAACGCATCGGCCGCCGTCTGTGCCGCGCCGGTTTGCTCGGCGGTCGCGCGCCCAGCCTTTTCCTCGATCAGCCCCTCTTGGTTGACCCCGGCCTGGGAGGACGAGATCCCTTGGCGGGCCAGTTGGAACCCGAGGTCCTTCTGGGCCTGGCGGCGCTGGTAGTTGATCTCGTCCTGAGATTTCGCGAGATAGTCTTTGGCGAACTGGTCGAAATACTCTGGACTGAACCGCGAGAACGCCTGGTTGACCTGGTTGGTCCCCTCGGCCAGGACCTGGGCGCGACCGGTGTCGTACTCGCTCTGGCGCTGGGCCTGTTCCTGGACTTGGCGTTGCTGCTGTTCGTACTGCGCTTGCTGCGCGGCAAACTGCTGTTCGTTAAAGGTCTGTTGCTGGCCGGCGATGTCCTTCTGGGCCTGGATCTGTTTGTCGCTGAGATCCTGCGCCGCCATCTGCTGGTAGGCAGTGACCGTGGTCGCGCCACGCGCGGCGTACTCGCCCGGGACGCCTTGCTCGACCCAATACTGCCCAGGGACCCCAGTCGCCGGGTTAGTGTAGCTGACAGGTCCCATCTGCGGCCCGGTTTTCGGGCTTCCGCCGAAGAAGCACACGGCTCTCGCCTTTCTCCCGGGTCAGGTCCCAGGCGTACAAAAGAAAATCTTCACGCTGCCGGCCGAAGCCTTTGAGGACCGCCTCGATCTCGCCGCCCAACAGCTCGATCCAGCGCCGGCTGTCGGTGTTCTCGGCCAGGACATAGGCTTCGCCCCGGTGGTAGCCGGCCTGGCGCAGGATCGGGATCACGTAATCCAGGGACCAGCGAGTCATCGGTTTGACGACAGAGCGCCAGCGACTGGTCCCAAAGGCTCCGGCGATCACCACCCCCGGGCGCACCGGGACCACCCCGTTGACCGCCACCGGTTCGCCGCCGTCTATCGACCACATCCGCCACAGATCTCCGGCAGAGGCGTAAACATGGGCGACAAACTGGGCCTCGTCGTCGTCCCACCGCAGGGCAAAGATCTCGCGCCGGTCCCGCGGGCGCAAGTTGCGCACGATATAGGCGAGCCCTTCGGCAGTGACCGGGGTGGCTTGGACCTTCACTTCACTACCCCCGCCTCGATGTTGAAATGCAGGCTGGCCAACAACGCTGGTCCTGGGGCCTGGTGCTCCAGATGCACCCCGAAATGCGTGCCATAGCCGGCAAAGGGGATCGATTGCAGCCCGTAAGTATTGTCCTGGATCGTAGCGCACAGCTCGAACGCCTCGGTGTTGTTGGGCAGCATGCCGATGTTCACCGACCACTGGCCCTGGCACATTACGTCGACCGACTTGATCCGCTTGTTTTCGGTCGGGTTGTCGGCCGAGAGATGCGGCGTGCGGATGGTGACTTTGCAGCTGTCGTACTCGTTCTGAGTGACACCGCCGTAAAGGTAAATGTTACCAGCCATATCGAGGCAGTAGACGGTGTTGTTGACGACGGCGAAGTTCCGCACGACAAAGCCCGGTTTCATCGTCGACCAGGCGGTGATACTGCCGGCCGGGAAGTACGAAAGGACGTAGATCGTGTCGTCGATCACTAACCAATACCGGCCCTGGATCGGCTGCACCACCGCCTCGGCCTTGTGCACCGCCGTCGAGTTGGCGCGGATGATCGGGATCAGGAGAAGGTCGATCGCCGACCCTACGTCGCTGACGCTGGCGGCGAGGCTGAACGCGGTTTGCGCCTTGAGGGACCGCACCCCGCTATCGGAGAGAAAAAGCACATCGCCGGTGCCGAACTGCACCACCGAGTGGTCGGCAATGACGCCCTGTCGCAGGAGTTGCGCCAGGGTGTCTTTGGTCGGGTCCGGGTCGAGGGTCCAGACCTGCGTCTGCAGCCGCGCCATGACCGCCATCGACTGGTAGAAGACTTCCATCGCGAGCGCCTGCTCGCCGTCAGGATCGTTGAGCGCCAGGTTGATAAAACCCGCGCCGGGCTCGGTCACCGACGCGGGATCGTTCTGCGCCGGGTTGTTGATCCCGGAGAAGCGCAGATACTTCCCGTCGATCCGGTACATCTTCGACTTCCAGGTGCGAGCGTAAGTGCCCGAACTGAAACCGCCGGCACCCCCGGCGCCTTCGGTGACGAGAAACCCGTCGTAATAACAGCAGGTCCCGCCGTCAGCGGTCTGGGCGCAGACAAAGAACTTGTCGTCGAACGGCTCGACATCGAGGATCTCGACGAGCTCGGTGGTCCCCGGCGGGTCGGCCAGGGCGTGATAGACGATCGGCACCGGCAGGCTACCGGGGGCGATCACCGCGCCTTCGTGATGCTCGCCAAAAACGTGCAGGGCGCCGGCGTGGCCGATCATGTAGCTCATCAGCCCCACCGGTAAGGGCGCGATCGTCGTCATGTAGACGAAAGCCTGGCGCTTCTCGATCTCGCCGCCCTGGTTGAGGACAGCGTTCTCCAGGATACGGAGCGAGCCGCCGGGGGCGGTCAGCGGGGTCTTGCGAACGTCGAGCCCGGCTTTGAAATCGGTGACAGAGAAAACCTTGCCAGCCATCAGGGAACGCTGCCGCCACCACCGCCGCCAACGCCGCCAGGCCCGCTACCGTATCCGACAGGGATGTAATCGAGGCCGATCGCCGGCGGGTAATGGTGCCGCGCCTGCGCGTCGCCGCCACCGGCGCCGATCGCCATCGCGCGCACCCGTTTGTGCGAGCCCTGCCGCACCCGATGACGGCGCATCGCCTCGTTGGCCTTGTTGAGCTTGAGCGCGGCATCTTTGGCGTCGTCGCGTTGGAGGATCTCGACCGCGCTAAAAAGTACGATCAAATTGTCGGGCAGGGTCGAGAGGTCGCTGTCGTCGACCATCGTCACGATGGTTTTGGTCCCGCGCAGCCGCAGGCTGGCCGGGTAGGTGACAGTCCGCGGCAATCCAGGATCAGGATCGGGCGGGACCACCGCGCCGGCCGCGCTGGCGTCGGGGACCGGCCAGACTTCCAGAGTGTTGTCGTCGGCGTGGTGCATCCACTTCAGCGTGGGGAACTGCTTGAACCCGGCCGCCGAGTTGAGGATCGTCATCTCGCGCGGGCCGATGCCGTAGGTCAGCTCCTGGTAGAAGCTGCCGACCAGCACATGGACGGAGCCGATGTCATCGAACGCCAGGTCGACCGGGTAGGGGTAATACCGCTGCCCATCCACCAGGCCGATGTCGCGGTCGATAATCAGCTGCGGCCAGTCGTAGTCCTGGTACAGCTGAACCTGGGTGCGGTTCAAATAATACAACAG